AAAAAGCCATGGTTACAGATCCTCGAAGGTTTCAAAGGTCAATCTGACCTGTGTTTGGAAGAAACCCTCTGGAGATGGCGTAGCCACCACCTCGGGCCCTGTCGGGGGATCAAAGTGAACCCCACTTACAACGATTCTATTGTAAAGATCGCGGATCCTTTTACCAACGGTGAGGTTGGCGCCGGGTCCAACGCCCTTGGCAGAAAAAATATTGATGACTACAACGCCAATAACGCTGTTGCTGCTGCCGGTTGTGCCGCCCATCGTCAGGAAACTGTTGTTCCCAAATGAGGTCAGGCACTGAACCCAAGTGCCGTTATTGGGCGGGCTGTAGGCCTGATTATGGAAAACGACCGGTATTGTCGGCGACGATGCCAGCTCAGTTGCCAAACGGCTTTCGATGGTGGCGCGGATCGTGTTGAGGTTGACGGCGGCCATCAGTCTTGCCTTCCAATGGAATCAGCTAATTGTCGCGCTCTAGCCGTCATCTGTCTTGCGACAATGTCTAGCCAACCGGCAGGTGCTTGCTTCGAACGTCCGTCGGCAAGTTCTTGGCCGTAACTGATGTTGTTGTGAACGTGATAGGTATTTTTGATTTTTTCTTGCCCAAAGGAATAATTGAGGCCAATACCGGGACCGGGAGCAGGCGTTGCCGGCGGCTGTGCTTTTCCACGATTTGCTCCGGTTGCAGGTTGCTGTTCACCCGCGTCATAATTGCCAGTTGCGTTTTCGCCGATAATCCAGCTAGCGCGGAAGCGCCCTGTATCCACGGGGCTACGGGCTTTCAGTTCGGCGTCAGTTTCAAAAACAACCACGCGCATCAGTTGATTCAGCTTTTCCTCGCTGTAATCACCGATTTGATCCAACCTGATACGCCGAGCCATCGTTAAGCCCTCAGGAATAGTTCAACCGCAATGGCGGTGTTGTCTTGTTCGATGACGTTAATTTTTACGATCTGATGCACAATGCTGCTGATAACAACACGATCAGAAAGGCTAGGTGTAATCGTCAAATCAGATGCGGCAATGATCAGCTTTTTATCTTGCTCATGAACCAACTCGTTTAATTCTTGCTTGCGAACGGCGTCAACAACACCTTTGATGGTCGTGTTGGTTTCGGTTTCGGTGATCGCTCCGGTCGTCGTGTTGTACGCACCGCCGCTGACTTGGCGATAGGTCACGTCCCCGCCAAAACGGTTAATGACCTTGCTGGCAGTTTTACGAAGCGAAGTTGCAAGTGCCATCAGAGCTTGTAGGCAACGCAGTGGCCGTTCTGCAGTTTGATGCTGGTAAACACCCCATATAACGTCGTGGCCGAACTCATGGACTCACCAGACAAAGTGGAGCCGTCCCAGTTTTGGGCAACGATTGTGTCAATTTGGGTGTTTGTCGTGAAATGAATTGCTGCCCAGCGGCCAGTGCGCGTCGTGGTATCGCTGACAAAGGTTGCGCCCTTGGCGTAGTCAATACCGAGAACGTTGGAGTCGCTCATCATCAGATTTTGTAGGCGATGACTTTGCCGCTAGCCAGCGTCACGCTGGTAAACACGCCCTCAATTTGATCACCCTTGCCCAAAGGAACGGAGCTAAAGGTATTGCCGCTGGCGTTTTGGATCGTTGCAGTGCTGATCACGGCGTCGGCTACGGCATACAGCTTCCAGAACCGACCTGTATGGGCCGCAGTGTCGCTGATGTATTCAAAGCCAATGTTGTAGGCGTCGTTGTCGGCCATGGTCAGCTACGGCGAATGGCAAAGTTGCCCGGTCCACTGATTCTAAGTCCAGTCAAATACCTTTCATAGATCGGCGGGAGGCGATCAGCACCGGTAGCCGATGCACTAGCACCAGCATTAACCACGCTCAGGCTGCCGATGGTGACGGACTTGTAGTCCTCCATCCCGCTCAAGCCCATCCCATCTTTGTTGTTGTTCAGATAGGTGGCCAGCACGCACTGAGCTTTTTTGATCTGATCGGGAATTTCCGTGTCGGTGTAATAGTCCGTGGTGATGCGGAACGGGAAGCCGACGGCGTAGGTGTTGATATAGGTGTCGGGCTTGCGAACACCAGTACGCGGCCATTGCAGGGCTTGGGTGTCGGTAGCGCGTGCCCCAAGGAACCGTTCACGATCTAGACGTTGGGTTGCCGTATACAGCGCTCGATTTTTTTGATCCGTCGTGGCAGTAGCCCAAGCCGTTACGTCGTCGTCTTGAACGAAACCTTCAATGATCAGTTCCGCTGCTGCCAGCGTCAGGTAGGAGTTGGCGTTTGCGCCGCCCACCGTTGCGTCGATTGTTATTGCCATCGGTAGACAGCGGCAGTTCTTCTGTTACTTCAAGTTTAGGCGTGGGCTCTGCAATAGAAGAAGAGGCCCCAGCCGAAGCCAGAGCCTCCATTTCACGCAGTCGCCGGAAGGCGAACAAACCCATCAGACGCGCTTGAGCAGAACGCTCAGGATCACGCCGGCCAAGGTGGTGGTGGTGCCGGTCACGTCAAGCGACAGGCGATCGCCGGCCTCAAGGGTGATGTTGGCAGTGGTGCTGGTCAGTTCACCAGAATCGGCAGCATCGAACTTCTGCTCAGTGAGAGCAGTGCCTTTGAAGTCGATTTTGGTGGAACCCAGCAGGTCATCACCGGCGGTAGCGGCTTCGGTGCCTTGGCAACGACGAATCGTGCCGGACACGGCGCTTGCATCGTTACCAGCAGTGGCGTGCACCTCACGGATGCTGACCACTTCGCACTTCACCGGAGCGGTAAAGAACTGCACATCAGCCACAGAAGAGGCGATGTAGTGGTTAGCGACGATGTACTGCTCAGAAGACAGTTCAAACTGGGAAGGTTGGGCCATGGTTAGTTCCTCCTATCAATCGAAGTTGGAGGTGATGGTGGCACGCACGATTCCAATGTTCTTGGTTTCGTACACCTTGCTCCAGTTGCCAACGGTGGCGAGCTGAGCACGGGTGGGGTTCGTGGTAGTCACTCCCCACTTGGCACCAACAGGGTGGTAGATGTAGTGCATGTCAAGCGACATGGCATCCGACTTGGCGAGGATGTCGCGGTCGGTTTCAGTCCGCATGGCAGCCTGCTCACCGGAGGCGATAGCGCCAGCAGTGAAGAAATAGCAGGCGTAGTTGCCGGCGCTGTTGCTGATGTCGTCGGACACGATCACGCGCAGACCCATGTAGGTCGGAACGCTCACGTCGCCGTACGAAGCAGCCACAGAACCGCCAATGGCGTTGATGGTGCTAGCGCCGGTAGCGGGGGTGCTCAGACGGGCTTCCGTGTTGGTCACGTAGTCAATCGCCTTGCGCTCCACGAGGTCGTAGTAGCAAGCCGAGTGCATGGCCACAGCGGTCAGCTTGTCGCCTTGATCGCCCAGAATTGCGCGGGCCTTAGCCACCTGACGGGGACCGAGGGCAGTTGCGCCGCTGGTGTCAAAACGCAGAGCGTCAAAGGCAGGGGAGTCAGAGCCGGTGAGGCTACCGAACACACCTTCAAGGCACTTGTAGAGGTCAGCCTGCTGCTGGTTAGCAACGTACTCACCAACTTTGGCGCCAATGGCGGCCATGGGGTCGGAGCCAGCAGCCAGAGCAGCCAGATCGCGGGCCTCAAAGGCACGGCCACGGTGCAGGATCACGCCGACTTGCTTGTCAGCACTGATCTTGCCGGGGGTCAGGCTGGTGGAGTCGGTAAGGACTTCCAGATCGCCGGACAGGTTGGCCTTCCAGAAAGGCACGTTAACAAAGTCACCACCCTCGGTTGCATTCAGTTCCGCCATGGGCTGCACAACGCCGCTGGCAAGAAACTGGTTCCGCTGAGTCGATTGCTCGATCACATACGGAGTAAAAATCTCGGGGATGATGACATCAGAGCGAAGGGTCGCCATGATGAATCCTCAGGGAATTTGTTGGTTGCGGGCGTAACCCAATGACGGAGTGGCGTAACCAATCGCGTCTAGCAGTTACATATTAAGCATTGTTTGCCGCTGCCTTCAAGCGTTCGTACAGATCGCGGTCAGTTCGGTAGAGCCGTGATTGCTCGGTCAGGTTGAAATATTCCCGCGTGAACGGGTTTTTGGTGCCTGCCGGAACATCAGACGACACGGGCTTGGTGCCAACGGGAGCCCCAGAACCCTTGACGTTCGGAGCCCTGAACAGGTAACCGCGCTCAGCCTTCAGGCGTTCAACCCATTGATCCATGGGCACTTCGTTGTAGCCATCAACGGCCACGGGGTTGCCGCTTTCGTCTAGTTTCAGTTGATCGCGGACCAGACGAAGGGCATCGTGCGGGTTGTGAGCACCCTGTTCAGCAAGGATGGCAACAACGCGATTGTCCAACTGATTGACGGTCAGTTTTGATTCCAGTTCGGCAATGCGTTTCTTGTAGCCTTCCTCCCGCTCTTGAAATTGTTGGGCGTACTGTTTCAGGGCTTCGTCGTACTTACCCTTTGATTCCAGTTCCTCTTGTTCCTTTTTTCGCTTGAACTCCAGAAGCTCCTGAATATCAACGCCATCGGGAACGGCAACTGATTTTTCCTTCTGTTCTTTGAGCTTGCCAATCAGTTCAAAGTTTTTACGCTCCA